GCTTCCATGCCTTCCTTCAACAAACACTCGAACCTCCGCTAAAACCGCCACAGACTCGAAGCTAAAGCCCTCAGAATCGGTTTCACGATCAATTGAAATGATCTGTGCTTTTTTATTCATTAAACCAAGTCCCATAGGCTACACCTTCCACTCTCTATCTAGCATTAAAAGTCTATTAACAGCTTTATATGTCTGGTCGCTGGCATTTGTGTTATCAGCAAAAAAGCCACCAGTTGAACCATCACGTGATTCATAAAAGTGGCTTGTTAGCATAATAACAGCTTGCTTGGTTCTTTCGCTCATCTCGTGAGTTAAATAATAGCCTTCATCAAGATGCTGATAACCTTCTGCATAAGAGATGGCGGCAGAAATGAAAGAAACAATAAGACTGTCATCGTCGTTGAATGTTATGATTAGATTTTGCTTCACCTGTGCTAATAAATCATTTGCAGTCATTCCTGCCACCTCCTATATTAGTTTCCGCTAGCTGCGGTAGCTTTTTGCTGTAAGACTTTGATTGCTTCAGGAAGCACTAACTTACCATCTACTCTTTGAGTAGCAACGAATCCAGTTTGATCAGTTGCGGCATAAAGTTCGTTTAACTTCTTGAAGATACGTCCTTGTCTATCTGCAATCCAATAGTAAGAGAAATCACCAAAAGCAATAGTCTTTGCACCAGCTGCAATAGTAGGAACATAGCTAGATGTATACACAGGTCTGCCTAAGATAGTATCAGGAGTACCTGCAGTTAATGCTGGTTGCCATAAGTAGTTACCAGTTGTGTCTTTTAACTTTCTGATTGCCTTGATCGTAGAGTCATTTAAAATCCATACAGCTTTCTTTCTGTAAGGAGCCTTTAAAGAATAGAATAAATCGATGATTTCATCGGCAGTGATTGCAGTTGCACTTGCAGCAGTTACACCAACTTCTGCACCACCAGTGGCATTGAAGATACCGATAGGTTTACCAGTACCATTACCAGTGAAGAATGCTTCTTCCTCTTTGCTACCGATACGTCTACCGAATTCCTTAGAAATGTAAGATTCAAGATTGAATGCACTGTCATTTAAAAGTTCATTGGAAACCTTAATTAAAGTACCAAGCTTGTAGGCACCGATAGAAACTTGATTGAATGCATCATCGCTATCAGAGATAGTTCCTTCTTCATCAACCCAAGAAGCTGTACCCTTAGATGCAACAACAGGAATCTTACGATCACCACTAGAAGTGTTGATGACATGAGCAAGTTTTCTAAAGATATTCTCTTCTTCCAAAGCTTCAACAAGAGTGTTTTCAAATTCATCAGGAACTAAATAACCACCCTCAGAGTCAGTACCGATTTGAAGAGCATCAGCCACTTCAGGACGGACAGTTTTGCTTCTCATTACATTCCAGAAACTCTTTTTATAGTTCTTGGAAGCACGACCAGTCTTTTCATCTTCGTCTTCAACCATAGGCTTACCAACGATAGGCCTGTTAACTGGCATATTTAATTCAGCTTCAATAGCATTACGCTTTTCAAGACGTTTGATTTCCTTAGAAAGGTTGTCAAAGTCATGTTCCATAGCAGCATACTTAGCATCATCTTCTTCGCTAAGCACACCTTTGTCATTAGTTTGAGCCTTAAGGAACGCATCCATAGCCTTCCAAAGATTGGCTCTTTTTTCGATAAGTTCGTTAATAGTCATTTTCTTATTCCTCCTAAATTAATTTTTTGATTGTGACTAGTTTGTCTTTTAGTTCGCTGACAGAGCGTCCTTTTTTAGATGCAGGAACATCCTTATTTGAAATCTTGTTAACAAGCTGAACATCAAATTCCCTAGCACCAAATGCATAGGCTTCCATAGGAACTTGCTTCTTTTCGTCTTCTAAGATTTCATCTGCAAAACCTAGCTCGATAGCCTTGTTGGCATTCATCCAAGTTTCACTATCCATTAAGTGAGATAGAACCGTTCTCGATTGCCCAGTCTTTAGTTCGTAGGCATTGATAATGGATTCTTTTACCTCATTAAGGATATCGATAGCCTTTTCCATGTCCTTTCGTTCACCAAAGGCTGCCATTGATGGATTGTGAATCATAATTAAAGCTGTCGGTGCCATTTTGACCTTTGTACCAGCCATAGCAATTACCGAAGCTGCTGAAGCTGCAATTCCATCAATCTTGACTGTAACTTCATCCTTATAATCCATAAGCATTGAATAAATTTGACTAGCAGCGATGCAGTCACCGCCTGGACTATTGATCCAGATAGTAATTGGACCAGAACCACTGAATAACTCGTCTTTGAACATTCGAGGTGTTACATCATCGTCAAACCATGACTCTTCTGCGATTGTTCCGTTAAGTTCGAGTACTCTTTCTTCCGTTTCGCTGTTTTGTACCTTTATCCAATTCCAAAACTTCTTCATCGGCTTCTTCCTCCTTTTCTTGTTTATTTGCATAAGCTCCTGCATTATTTAGTGGGAGCATGTTGCCGTTAATTAAATAAAGATCTCCGCCTTCTTCAGCAGGGATCTTGTCTAAGTTTTCTAGTTCTCTTATATCGTTTGCACTCATCCAGCCATTTTGTCGAGCAGTTGCATAGCCTTGCATTCTTGATTGGTAATCGCCTCTAAGTAATCCTTCAACGTTGAATTTAAAGAAATAAACCTTCTTTTCATCAGCATTTAACAAGGACCTGTTTAGCGATTGTTCCCATCTGATAATCCAAGGATCAAGCGTGTACTTAACAAACTCTAGTGATTGCTGTTCGATGTTTGAGAAGCTTGATTTTTCTAGGTCACCAACCATATGAGGTGGCACTCTGAATATTCTTGCTATTTCATTTATCTGGAACTTTCTGGTTTCAAGGAACTGTGCTTGTTCTGGTGCAATCGATATAGGTGTATATTTCATACCCTCTTCAAGCACTGCTACCTTACCTGAATTAGCACTTCCTCCGAATGTGGAGTTCCAGTTTTCTCTAAGTCTTGCAGGATCTTTAATCGTTCCTGGATGCTCTAAAACACCAGAAGGTGCTGCACCATTAGCAAAGAACTTAGCTCCATATTCTTCTGTGGCAATGGCAAGTCCTATCGCATTCTTTGCCATAGCAATTGGCGAGTAACCAACTAAGCCATCAAATCCAAGTCCAGGAATGTGAAGTACATCTCTTGAACTCAATGTGACAGTTCCAGCATCTTTTACTTTTCCTTCTTCTGTGCTTCTTTGGTAAGTGTAATAAAGGACTCCGTTTTCATCTCGGTCTACACTCATCTTGTTTGGCATCAAAGGATATAAAGCTATAACCTCACCTTTACCATTCCTAATAATCTGTGCATAGGCATTCCCCCATAGCAACAAGTGAGTCATTAAGGTTTCTCTAAACACGAATGAACTCATTTCAGGATTTGGTTCATCATGGAGCAAGTGATATAAACCTGTATCTATTGCTTTGGTTTTAGATCCGTCCTCGTTGTACTTATAGAAATGAAGTGGAAGCCCAGCTACTGCTTCAGCCAAAATACGAACACATGAATACACCGCAGTCATCTGCATAGCACTTCTTTCAGTTACTGATTTTCCAGCACTTGAGCCACCCATAAAGAATGAGTAAGTACTACCTGCAGTTCTATCTTGCGGTTTATCTCTGGCTTTTCTTTTGAATAAACCCATTTGAACACCTCCTAAATAATTAAAAGGCCCCTGGAATCGTATACCGACTCAGTTGCCCCACTGCCATTTCTAATGGCTCTATCAAGTGCCATAACAGTTGCTACAGCACCATCGATTTTTTCTGTTGATTTTGCTTTATCCATTTTTATGTTTCCAGCAGGATCAACCCTTACACACACGTTATCCATCATCCAATGAAGGACTGGATTACCGTCATGCTTTATTTGTTTTGCAAGAACCAAGTTCATCAGTTCTTTTGTAGGTGGACTCATATCCTTAAAACCCTGACCAAAAGGAATAACCTTAAAACCTAAGTTATCCAAGTCTTGAGTCATCTGAACTGCACCCCATCTATCAAAAGCAATCTCTTTGATGTTGTACTTTTTACCTAATTCCTCAATAAAGGCTTCAATAAATCCATAATGGATTACATTTCCTTCCGTAGTCTGTATGAATCCTTTTCTATCCCATATGTCATAAGGCACATGGTCTTTCATTACCCTTGCTTCCATGTTCTCTTCTGGTATCCAGAAAAAAGGAAGAATGTAGTAACTATCATCACTTTCCGTTGGTGGGAACACCAGAACGAATGCTGTGATATCTGTTGTTGAAGACAAGTCTAATCCGCCATAACATACACGACCTTCTAGATCTTCTGGTTTGAAGTCGCTCTTGCAGGCTTCCCACTTGTCCATAGGCATCCACCTTACCGCTTGCTTTACCCATTGGTTTAGTCTTAACTGCCTAAAGGTATTCTCTTCAGCAGGATTTTGTTTTGCTGATTCGCAGGCTGCTTTGACCTTTTCCATTTGAACGGTAATTCCAAGCGATGGATTTGCCTTTTTCCAAACCTTAGGATCAGTCCAATCATCCTCAGGTTCCGCTCCATAAATTACTGGATAGAAAGTTGAATCGTGCTTCCTTCCAGCAAGTATGTCTTTTGCCTTTTGATGCGTTTCATAACAGATAGACTTTGTGTCAGTTCCAGCAGTTGTAATTAAAAAATACAAAGGCTGCATTCTGGCATCACCTGAACCTTTAGTCATAACATCAAACAATTTTCTGTTTGGCTGAGTATGAAGCTCATCAAAAACAACACCATGAATATTGAATCCATGCTTTGAATAGGCTTCAGCACTAAGGACTTGATAAAAGCTATTAGTTGGCTGATAAACTATTCTTTTTGTAGCCGCTAGTATCTTGCACCTTTTATTAAGTGCAGGACACATTCGTATCATATCGGCAGCCACCTCAAAGACGATTGATGCTTGTTGTCTGTCAGCGGCACATCCGTATACTTCAGCTCTTTCCTCACCATCACCACAGGTAAGAAGTAAAGCAACTGCTGCTGCAAGTTCTGACTTACCCTGTTTCTTTGGTATTTCAATATAAGCTGTGTTGAATTGTCTATATCCGTTTGGTTTTAAGATGCCAAACACATCTCTTATGATTTGTTCTTGCCAATCGATCAGTTCAAATGGCTCTCCTGCCCATGTACCTTTTGTGTGGCATAGGCATTCAATAAAGTTGACTGCATAATCGGCAGCTTCTTTATCGTAGATGGAGTCTTTGTTCTTGAACTTTGTAGGCACATACTTTTTAAGTTTTCTCAAACCCTCCACCTCCTTGTAAAAGAAAAGGACTCCCCTAAAGGAATCCAAATCTGTGATAATGCAACTTCAGAGAATTACTTATCTTCAACCTGCGGAATGGTAGCGATAATCTTTTCTTTTTCCTCATCGCTAATTCCTAAGCTATCAAGTGCTTCTCTAGTCCCACATAAAGGACATATCGGTGTAACGTTATCCACTCTTGAAATTGCTGGATGACCTCTATACGTTTTACCGCACTTTGGACATACCTTTTCGCTGACTACTACTCTTTCTTCTGCCATCTTACTTTACCTCCATACTCTTAATTATTGCTTCTTCGATTAAAATAGGATTGAAACCAAATGTTCTGTAACCCTCAAGGCATACCTCAACGTAACTCCTGCTGGGAATTCCAAGCTCTCGTTCCTCGTGCATGATGTAAACGAATGCTTTTGAATGGCGTGGGAGTCCTTTTTTGATTGACTTGAAGTCTATCTCTATTTCCTTTTTGTAATAGAAGCTAGGATATCCTTCGTACCTGTCAAGTGACTCTTCGCAAGCCTCATCTACTTTCCAGACCGCTACAGGAACCTCATACCCTTTAGCCTTTTCAATGGTTAGGTATGAGCCTGTCTTGCTGCCTTTGAATAGAAGCCTGTAATCTCTGATTACACCTCTTCCAACAACAAGTGCCGTAGGGCATCTGAATCGCATCTGTCTAACGTTAAGGTTTGAACCATAAGCTAAATAATATCTGCTCATCTTCGCACCTCCTTAGGCATTGGAAGCGGCTGGTCTATTGCCACTTCTAAATGCTGCATCGCCTGATAATCTTCTTGTTAAGAAGTCTCTGGCTGTCGAGAATTCCTCGCCAATGAAGCCAAGTCTAAGTAACCAAGTTCTCATTGCGTATTTTGGATTCTCATGTTGCTGAGGTTTGCTTGATGCTCCTTTGGCTTCCTTTGCCATTTCACTTAAGGCTAGGCAAAGCTGAATGTAGCTCTTAAGTTGTCCTGCGTGAAGTCCGTTTGCCTTTCCGTTCGCTGGTGCATCGAATTGGAATAATCTGAATTCGATTGTTCCTTTTGTAAAGGTTGCGTGGAAATTAAGCATGTGGTAACGGCTGTCGTTGTAATGCTGTGTTCTTCCGTAATCGCAATGTTGACTTCTGTACCAAACATCTGCAAATTGGCTCATTGTTTGAGGCTTCTTGCGGTTTACCTCTCTTAGGAAGTTTTGGTCCACTGTTCTGCAGTATCTGTTTAATCTTCCTCTATCAAGCTCTAAGGCTTCTGCTAAAAGGTTCTCATGGCTTGCCATGATGTTTGTTAAGTTTCTTAAGGTTCTAGGAGTGTGTCCGTTTGCACCGATGTGGATGTGAACTCCGCATCCTCTTGTTGCATCGCTCTTCGCACCTGCTTTTCTAAGGATTCTAATAATCTCTTGTAGGGTTTCAATGTCGTTGTACTTAAGGATTGGTGTTACAAGTTCGCATTTTTCATCATCTGGTCCAGCAATTGAGCAGTCCCTTTGGAATTTCCATATTCTTCCTTGAGTGTCTTTGCAGGCCCAAGTCATGTATCCGTATTCGCTGGCTGCGTTCCAAGCTTGTGTTCCAAAGAAGTCTGCAATTAAGCTTGCTGCTCTTCTTCTGGTGATGTTGTTCATTTCAACTTCTACACCAATTGTCTGTTCCTTCATGTTCTTGATTTGATTTTCTGTGTTTTTCATTTCGATTTCCTCCGATTCCATCAGGCTTTTCATCCTTTTGTCGTGTATATATATCGCTCTAAAACACACATATATCAAGTCAATTTTTGAAGATTTTTAAATATATTTTATATATTTAAACTACCTACTTTTTAGGCTTTGAAACAAGTTCAATCTGATCCTCGCCATATACAACATTCAATCCAGAACCGTTGTCCCAACTAACCAAGATCGATAGGATATCATCGACGCCTTTTACAGTTCCAAGCGTACCAATAGGTGGCGCTTGAATGTCATCCATTTTTAGAAGTCTTACTCGACTGCCGACTGGATACTTCTTTAAAAGTTCTTCCTTTGTCATAGTTCCTTACCATCCTTACCGATTAGTTTGATTTCTCGAATGGTTCCATTCTTGAAAAGTCCAATGGCATATTTGACCGCTTCTTCTTCAGACCAGCCTAACGATTTGATGTAATAATCGACCAAGTAATCCATGCCACTTCTCGATGTGTTTGTTTCATCGCAAATCTTGTAAAGTTCAGCTCTTTTGTTTTCCATTATTAACACCTCCAAAGTCACATATATACATCGCTCAAAAGCGAGAATATATCAAGCGATTAGGCCGATATATCCTCTACTTTTTTAACGAGATCTTTATATGCAATCTTCTCTCCGTTTCTAAGGCAGTAAACACCATCTTCATCATGCGTGTTATCTACATATCTACGAAGAATTACAGAGGCGTACTTTTCATCAAGTTCCATCGTATAGCAGATTCTATTTGTCAATTCAGCAGCCATAAGTGTCGAACCAGATCCACCAAATGTGTCCAGAACAATTGCGTTTTCTTGAGATGAGTTTTGGATTGGATAAGAAAGCAAATCAAGTGGTTTTGATGTTGGGTGGTTTTCATTTCTCTTTGGCTTCTTGAAGTTCCAGATAGTTGTTTGTTTTCTATCGGAATACCAGTGATGCTTTCCATTTTGTAAGAAACCATAAAGCACTGGTTCATGTTGCCATTGATAATCGCTTCTACCAAGAACCAACGAATCCTTAACCCAGATGCAGCAACCAGCTAAATGGAAGCCAGCATCAATGAATGCAGTTCTAAAGTTCAATCCTTCAGTATCCGCATGGAAACAATATGCTGCTGCTCCTGCTTCACAATGGTCAACCATGTTTTTGAAAGCCTTAAGTAAGAACTGATAAAAGTCCTCATTCTTAAGTGAGTCGTTCTGGATCTTAAGACCAGCAGACGAGCAGAAAGATACACCATATGGAGGATCTGTCAGGATCAAGTTTGCTCTCTTTCCATCCATAAGTTTATTAACATCATCTGGATTAGTTGCATCTCCGCACACAAGACGGTGTCTACCTACAATCCATACATCACCTTTTTCAACGAATGATGCTTCTTCTAATGCCTTTGTTAAATCGTAATCGTCATCTTCAACATCGGTTTTATCTTCTTTGAAGAAGTCCTCGATTTCATCTTCATCAAAACCTGTAAGAGCCAAGTCAAAGTCAGCACCTTCCAATGCTTCTAACTCAACCTTTAAAAGTTCTTCGTCCCATCCTGCATCCATTGCCATTCTGTTATCAGCAATGATGTAGGCTTTCTTCTGAGCTTCAGTA